ACCTCAATATCTCTCAAAGCATCGTCATACGCCTCACAGCATTCTTTGGTCACTACATGGGAATAATCGACTGTTGTCGCGGTAACACCCGATATCGTGGTATGTTGGAATACTCCTACGGTTCCGTCTGGCATTCCAGCCAACCAGAATCCATCGAATGTCGTTGGTGATGGGTCTGAATCGAATTTATATACCCATGTACAGTCGCTGTTCTCGATTTCAAATAATGATGTATCACCTGTAACACCTATCATAACGTCATAAACATCTAAACAAGGGCTAACGTTGATACGTTTTATCGCTCTTACCTTGTAAGTGCGTGTTTTAACAGCATTACCGAAGTCACCTATACCAGTGTCGTAGTAAACTGCCTGAGTTTCGTTAGCTTCGGTTGAGGTCCAATAAAAGGAATCTGGGTCTAATTCATTAGATAGATTATTTACAATTAACGACAGCTCATACTGATTCGGTAAGTACCAATCAACAACTCCACTAGTAGTATATTGACTAGCTATGTACGCCGCGTAATCATTTGACTGACAGTAACCAGTAATTAAATCAGTGTTTTCTTCACCTCCACCTATACCAAAATTGTTGGCGCCTATATAATTTCCTGTGCATGTTGAGGGAACCCAAGGCATGGCATATATTGGTGGAAGTGGGTGTGGTTGCGATATAAAAAGATCGGCGTTACTGACAATAAGTGCATCACAACTATTATTAGGGTTAATCCAGAATACGGTACCTCCGCTTATTGAATCCCCAATATTTAACCCGCAACTATAAACATCTTCTGGCGGTAACGATACCGTACCCCCTGTTATAGTTGTGGCCGTGACCGTGAAATCATCGCAACAACATGTCACACCAGTCAGACCGCTATACGTTGTTGTCTGGCACGAATTCAATATGCATTGATTTTCATTTATGTAGCACCAGATATCGGTTTCGATACCATTGGCTATCGATACATTCAAATCAGTTTCCTTTGTGTTGATAACCAACCTATGGTGATTCGTATCATAATCGGTCAACCTCAGTGGTAAATCGTAATACCTGTTCTCTGGTGTTATATTCGCAACCCAAGATTTCTTATTGTCGATTACTTTGGTTATATCGAACCTAGGATTGGTTGATACCAATATATCATCGTTGACCTTTCTTTCGCATATTTTATTTATCTCGACCCTATCTATTAGAATAGAGAAATTGGCACAATGGTCTAAAACTTGTACGCTTAAATTTACTAACTGATTTGTGATACCACTAATTACAACGGGGTCATTTATCACCGTCTCAAATCTCAACCATCCTGAGTTGAAGTAGTCTTCACCTATGAGATTTATCAATTGAGCGTATTTCTGACCTATTGTATCACCTGTGAATAACTCCAACTCATCACCTTGTGCGATAAGTTGTTCCACCATAACTTTGGCTAACGCATCACACGCTGTACTGGTACAATCCACGCCTTTATAGTCACCTAAATAAAATCCAGTAAATCCTGTATTGTCGATAAAATGCTGTAATAGGTTACCTTGACCTACATTGAATATCTGTTGTGAATATATGGTATCGACCAAAGATTCTGACTGAGGATTCTGAATGTCGATAGACATTCCGATATTCAAAGTTTCAAATACATCAGTTTCCGTCAAACACGCATCAGGATTATTCGCCAATATGAAATCAATTTGGGCTTGGATTAGATTTATTCGACTTTGAGTGTCTTCTATTATCTGGTTATTGTTCTGTATTGTGGTATTGTATGTCACATTGTTAGCAATCAGTTCACCACCGTTATTACATATGGTGTAATACAGACCTTGTGGTTCTGGTAATCCAGCCGTAATTGCGAAAACAATATCGACTTCAGCTTGATCCAACGCTTCGGCTGTTATGTACCCGTTCAAATATTGTTGCCAAGCGTTTGGGTCATCTGGATAAGTGGATTCTATAATTTCTCTAAGTAGGGGTACACCAGCCTCAGTTATGCATAGGTAGGTGGTTATGAAACCAGAACCTTCTGATGACTCAATAAAATATGTGTACGGTATCACATAACTGAACTCAACATCTAAGTTATCAATAGCGGACTGAGCTTCATTTAATGTGTTTGTCTCTATTGCTAATTCTTCATATAGTGAATCTAATTGAAGATTGATTGTGGTAGCTGATACCGCTAACACGTCTTCACAATTAAAATGGAACATGTAGTCAAACTTAACCTCAAGTACACAATTCTCACCTGAATCTACTGAGAATATAGCACCGTAGTTACCTTGCGGATTCAGCGTAACATTAAACGTAGGGAGGTTATTGCAGTCAACACTCTTTAACCACTTACATTTACCATAATTTTCGTCCCAACTATAAGTAAAACCTGTAATTGATGGATATTCAACACTGTTTAATAAGTTACAACAATATTCGGTCAAGCTGATTTCTATACCATTAGGATAACCGCCTCCAGAGATGTAAACCTCAATGTCACCCGTGTCGAGTCTTTCTACAATTAAATTATCTTCGGTGAATGAGCTATTAGGGTTACTTGAGGAAGAAACGGCTAATTCGATTATTGCACCACAGTTCTGGTATGACATTATTCGGTTTTTTTATAAATATGAACTAATTTATTTATCATGAATCTGGGACACCTATTTCAATCGGGTTGTATAACGACCCGCATGGTAGTTCCCCTAAGAATCGTCTTAAGTATGTCTGACTCCTAAGAAAACTATCGACTGCCCAAGATGATGTGGTTACTTTGCAACCAAAACCGAATTGTCCTGTGAATGGGTCAAAAACACCGCTCTCAGCTATAGAATAGGCACAATTATTCCCTGTTGGGCTTACTACTCTGAATGCGCCTGAAGGGTCTACGAATTTCAAATATCTAACCCCACCTATGTCTATTGTAGCATCCTCAAATATAGGGTTAGTAATATCACCTGCCAATCGCCACTTACACGTTGCGTAGTTATTGCAGTCCTCTTTAGGTTCGGTACCATTTGGTACACAGCATATTTTACCTCTGTTTGAAATCCAATAAGTGTTTCCACCATATGTCATAACCACGGGTCTAGCATTACGTATGACTTCAGGCAATGTTAAGTACTGACCAGTCGGTGTGCTCTCTACAGATTGATAATCCATGGGGAAACCATTTCCATAATCTGAATTTGTTGTACAACATTCTGGATGCACATATGGTGTGGTATAAGTCGCGACTGTAGTCCCGTCTATGTCAGTCAATTCAAATTCATATACATAATAATCGTCTTCTGATATCATGAGATTAGAGCCTGTTTGAGCTGGCTTATCACATACAACGGTTGCCGCAGAATATATCACATCTATTTTGAGGCTGCTATCATTTGTCGCAATATCACATCCACATGCGGTGAATTCATCTGTGGGTTTAGGGTCTGGGATAACGTTGGTTTCCAATACTATACAGTCTGCGATATCAAAACCTTCACTGCTTAAATCAACAAATGTACTCCCAGTATAGTTATTCAACGTACCCTGATTATAGTTTGTGAACAGAGTTGTCTTACCCGTCAATATCGTTTCATCTGTTATTGTAACAGGTGTGAAATCAGGTATAAGCCCTCTGAATTGGTCAATATAAGACTTCCCGCCATCATAAGGTCCAATATGTGGGTTATTGCCGTATAGTTTATATACACTAGCGTTAGGGCCACCTGTTTCTTGGTACCACCCACCGTTCTTTTGGAAGTACATGTCAGGTGTATCCGCAAGTGTTTTAGGGAAACCTTCTGAATCTATGTTGTAAAGTGATAAATCGCCATCTAAACCATTCAATTCTATTGCTTCTTGTACCAGATTAGCATCTAAAGGTTTTTCAGCGACATATACATGCTCATTGAAAACCATCAGCCCTGATGGTGCGCCAATGAATTTTGTCAAAAACTCTAAAACCTTTCTATGGCCTTTTGATTTCCATATCCAAGGTGAATTCATTATTATCCTACGCCACATTTCATACTCAGCCTCAATAGGTGTGTAACCTCTGGTAAATCCAGAATACGTACTTCTAGAGGTGGATATATAGTTCTGTAACAGATTGTTCTCCAATATGCTACTGACCAAATCCCACCCTATTGTTCTGGCAATATTCTTAAGAACAATATCAGGCGTATTATTTATCTTATCATATGTTACAGTATTAGCGAATGCTATACCGTCAATATACCGTTTAATGTCATCATAAGCCCTACCATAGATTCGCAGGGTCTTTTTCATTTTATCGTCAGTCGGTTCATCGTCACTTAAATAAGTTACAGCCACCGAGTCAAAATCACTGATAGAGTCACTAGTTAGGAACCTGACAATCAAATCAGACCTACTTATATCGGTATTATCAGCGATTTCAATAAGTTGTTCCACATACGTTCCATAATCGGAAGTATCGTAATCCAAATTATAGCCATCGGTAGTGGGCCAAGTCAACGTCGTGGTCTGAAATAACTGTGTACCGTCATCACCTTCCACAGGATATCTTAATGTAACAGTATACTGTGGTATTTTCAAGGTATTCAATAAGTTACCTTCAAAATCATTAAGACTATTGAAAAATAAATCTCTTTGTGTTTTATTTGGTTTTATGTGATATATCACATATTGGTCTGTGGTGTTACCCGTATTACTAAATGGGTCGCCTTCTACTACTACTGTCAACGAGCCAGAATTGGGTTGTGATAGTGGTATAAAGCCCGTTACAGGATATTCAACACCGTTAAAGTCTACTACATACTCTCCATAATTGACAGTTAGATTACGTAGGCTGTTACCTTCGTTAAACGTACCCAATATATTACCGTTCAATAAGTAATTTATACCGTATTGGTTGTTTATAGACATATACGGCACGTTGAACGTAGCTAGGTCTGAAATCGGGTCATACTGATAATTTGTTACCGTATATGATATTAATTCGGAACCATCTGTGAGGGTTACAATCGGATTCATATATATTGACGCTGGCCAATTTATTATGATATTTTCCAAAGAAACCCTTATGAACTCTGTGGCTGAGCCGAAATAAGCGTGTGTCAGTAAACTAGACGGGTCTAATCTTAGTATCGCGTTTGCGTTCTCGTCCAATAGGGATGAGACGTTAGTTTCATTGACGCTAAGATCATTTAAGGTGAAGAACTGACTATATGGCCCTAAGTTGTAGTTAAAACTACTGGATGGGTCGATGTTGGTAGTGACAACAAAATTACCGATTGTGAACAGCGGTGAGCCGCCATTGGAGGCAAACTGATTACCCACCAGATCTGGTGAGAAATTACGGTATTCTATACCGTTTTCATAGAAAATTTTCTGTGCGTATCCAGCAACCTTGATTCTACCATTTGCCATTAGATGTCAGTTATATTATCAAACGTTTTGCTGAAATCAATGTTATTACGTTCCTCTCTGACTTCAAACAGTGGCTCACCCGTAAATTGATCTTTAATCTCATACAAGTTGTACTGTTTGTAGATATCATTATTGAAATTATAAATGGTGTAGATACCGTCTTCAAGACTTTTGGTCTGATTACCGAATAATCCATAAGCCAACGTCTCAATATCATGCTCAACCATCTCAATCTCAATCATCAAAGGATTGAAATAAGTGTTGGTTATGATAATCTCTTGGTTAGGTTGGCCTATGAATGGTAACACATTGGGTTTAACGTTGGTAGTTGAACTAGGTGATACCGTGCAGAATACCAAAGTTGAGTTATCGTTGAAATTATAACGTATGGCTTTTTGACTGCTGTTGGTCAGATTCTGGTTAACTGGCTCAGCTCGGTTGTTAGATGTTACTATCTTAAAGAAGTTTCGTATCTTAACATCAGATACGTTGGTATTGGTGTTCAGATACTCAATTCTATAACCGATTAAGTTATTATTCTCAAATTTATTCACATGCTGTTGTGGTATATCGGCCAAGTCAACCAATATTCCTTTGATATCTGGGAAAGCTGATAACACACCACAGTCAACGATTCTTGTCCTGATTTCAACAGGTTTAATCATCACAGTATATACCCCTTTCTGATTGAATTGAGAAACTGGTAACCTTAATGTATACATACCACCGAACACTTCGAATCCCGTTGTCACGTTAGATTGTGTTTTATTGGGGTTATCCAATTGCAACAATACTTGTGCGGGGTTTAATTGGCTGACCGTAGTGTTACCAATACTATCTCTACTCGGAGTATAGTGAACCCATACTTCGCAATCTTCTGGTCTAACATCCGATGGTCTGTTGATTCCGTAAACGCCCGTCGCCATTTTTTTTTTCTTTTAAATACTAAATTTATAATAA